CTCGATATCTCACGTTTGTACTGCAAATCCATATCCGTCATACGCTCCTCTATCTCTTTGTATTTCTTCCTCATCTCGCTGTTCTCCACCCGTAGGTCATTACGCTCATCCCTGTAATGGTCTCGTTCGTCACGGACTTCTTTGAGAGTCCTGTTTACATCAGCAAGCGTGTTGTTATAATACTCTTGAGCTTCCTTGTTGGCTTGGGCTTCAGTAGACTTAGCCTCACCTTCCGCCTTCCTTTTGTTTGCCCTGTAATAGACAAACCAGCCTCCGCCTAATATAAGCGTAACTATCGTATTAATAATACTATAAACATCCATAATACCAACCTCCTTTCTTTAATTCATACCAGTCTTTGCTTTATTATCGACAATCTCGTTACTGCGATTAGTGCTAATACGCTGTGCTTTATCAGTGCCTTCGTCAATATCGCTTGCTCCTTGCGGAATAAGCGCACCACGTTCTTCGATAATTCTATCAATCTCGTCTGGAGCTGCATCTGGAGATTTCTCAATGATGGTTTTCATTGAAAGCCACTTAGCCTCCATTGCAAGGTTCGTAATCTTGGTATTGTTCGTTTCAAGAGACCACGGAACAATCTTTGCTCCGATTCTAAGCTTGGCTACATGGTCTTGGCCGTTCTTCTCCATATCAAGACCTTCTTGATGCAGGTAGACCATGTCATTGACAAAGCGTCTCCAGTCGATAGCCGACTGGGTAGCAAGGGCATAGTCGTTAGACATCGCCAAAGCTATTCCGTTACCACCGCTGTTAGTTGCGGTAATATCCTTCGGGGTGATGAATGACGTCGAAGAGAAGAGACTGATTTTCTCCTCAAGAGTCTTCAGATAGTCATTCATTGTCGTTGGCTCTGGGAATTTGAGAACATCGGCAGACTGCTTTCCGTTGGTAGTGTCACTTGACAGGTTGATAATCAATGTGCTTGAGTCACGCTTGAACGAATCCTTATCCATATCTCCTGTGAAGACCAGAGCAAACGTTCCAAAACGCTTTAAGGCGATATTCTGAATATTCACCATCAGCTCCCACATCTCACAGGAGGATTCAGCATACTCCCAAGCAACCTTTCCTCGTCTTGTGAGAAGCGGACAGCGGGAGAATCCATGAAGCTCATCCTTTATGCTCCAGCTTTTCTTGTCGTCACCTTGCGTGCAACGGTAATGCTTTTTGTTGTCGTATGTGTCTATGACAAGTTTTTCGTCTACTTGATAGACAAGCGAACGTGCTATCTCTATTCCGTACTCGTCATAGTTAGGGACAATCTGATAACCGTCCTCATAACTATAGTTTGTTACTGTATAACGCCTAGTCTCGTCATCGAAAGAAAAAAGAAGACCACAGTTACCCAGCTGCTTGCAGGTGTTGATAGCCTGTGCCAGCCACCAGTCCATATTACGTACAGTCCACTCGTCTTTTACGGATTCGAACAAATCTATTCCTCCACTTTTCGCATCGCTCTTTCCAAGGTTGAACTCAAGAGGGTTCGCAGTCAGAGAACGAACGTGGGCAGAATGGATGAGCTTTTGGAACGAACAGGTCTGCGTCATATCAAGCATTCCCCAATCCAGAGGTGTGCCGTCTATCGAAACCTTGATATGTGGAATGGATTGATTAAGCAGAATATGGTGCATGTCTGGACGATACTCCGTAATATACGTATCCTGCGAAATCGGAGTCAGCTCCAAATTACAAAAACCAGTATTCATAATACTATTGTTTAATATAGGCTGTAATTCCCAGCCGTGTCCCTTCATTATTCCACCACGGGTAAAGGGCTTCATGAGTGTAAGACGCGTCGGGTCTTCGAGAAACCACTTGATGTCATGTAATCTATCCATCTTATATAGTACTTAATATATTTAATATCTCGCTTGCATTACGAATCTTCTTAACACGATGGATTCTTGTATCCACCTCGTCTTGACCATTTATGTTAAGCATGGAGAACATATCCTCCTGCTGCATCCTCTTACGCATAATTCCAGCGTCATCGCGCAGCATATTGTAACACGTATGATACAAACCGCCGCAAAGCATTATGACGTTATCAAACAAGTCGGGAGACATTCCCTTGAGCAAGGTGTGTTGCTTATCCTTGTCAAGCATTGTGATACGTTGGTTCGGAGTCTTGCCGAACTGGAAGATTACGCTCTCGAACTTCATGTGCTTAAGTATAGTCGTAGCGCCTTCACGCTTCATATTCTGATGTACATAACGCGCGTTAGCAAGAGACGGGTCGTAGTGGATGAGCCCAGCCTGTATCATCTCCATAGCAAGATGTCCTGCCTCGTCCTTGCGCGTCTTGTACTGTGCCTTAGAACGCTCCGTAGGCTGGGTAGCGCCTGCGAAGTTTATAGCACGCGGGAAGCAATCCTTAAGGAATCCGAATCCCTGCACATCAATAATCATATTCTTCTCTTCGAGGTTATGACGCTCTCGGAAATCGACCATCATCATAACCGCCTCCCTATTCGAGTTCTTTATAGAATACTTTATATCCTTACATATAAAGCCGACTCTCTCCCATAGCTCCCAATACTTCATAACCAAGTTATCGAAGCCTGTGGTGGCCATATCGACCGTCATGAAACGTTTCAGGCAAGAGCTTCCCTGCGGAATCACAACAGGTCGAAACATCCTCTCAATATCGGTGGTGTGAAGCTGCACGTTAATAGCATCGTCCAGATTTCCGACCTCGTCTGTAAGCGAGTAGTTCCAGTTTGATGCATAAGAAGATTGGGCTGTTGCCGAGTTTGCTGCGAATCCTCTGTACTTGGTGTTCTTAGCAAGCATCTTCTTGTTGTCCCGAACATCGAAATTAAAGAAGGCCATTGATAGTATGAGGTCTTCATACTTCATGCTATCATCCACTGCAAGGCGCTTATCAATTTCAACCTTACCCTTCTCGTAGACCTCCTTCTTGGTTCGCCCCCATATAGCCTTTTCGTAGTCTCCGTCTGGGCAGAAAAAGAACATGACAACGCCATCCATAGACTTATCAACACTTCCGTCGTCATTAATCCATCCTCCGCCATGCTCACCCTTCCCGCATAACTTACGCATGAAGCACTCGCGCTCGGGGTTCTGCGCCAAGAATACTTGAGCTTTTCCTTCTGAATCCGCACGCAGACGAGGAAAGAATGCAGAAATGGTTCTCCACATAAATTTGTTACACTCGTCGAATATGAGAATCTTCGCCTGCAATCCTTTTGTAATCTTATCAATAACGATAGGATTCTCATTGTCTAGCTGCTGGAATTTAATCTCCGAGCCGTTGTACAGCTTCAAACCCATCTCCTCCAGCTTATGAATAAGCTCCCCTATCGGGTCGGCAGGCTGACGTTTCTGTGCGCGGTCTACAATCGGGTACATCTGCTTCAGCGTATCTCCTACTTTTCCAGCACCCCAGAAATCGGCGACGTTACGCATAAAGCAAACAGTCTTTGCATTGTCATTCGAGGCAAGATATTTTATTGGAGAGTAATATAGGGCATAACTCTTACCGCCTCCTGTATTACCCGTAAAGCAAACGATGTCTGCATTGGAACGGATTGCATACTTCTGGTTGCCATCCTCCAATGGAGCTAACACCTTATCCTTACATTTTCTTGCCATATATTATTGAAAATTTTCAGTGCAAAGATAAGGAATTAAATAGGTGTCAGCAATACACTATGGTACATTACTGGTGTAAAAATTGTTTATTTGTACCGTAATTACACTATTATTCTTTTAGGTGTTGTGTTTACGCTTTAATTTTGCGGCGAAACAAAAAAGTATTATTGTTTAATTTACTAAAAATAGCAAGTAACTATGGAAGTAACAAAAGAACAGGTATTGGAAAGTATGAATACCTATTGTACCGAACGAAAGTATGGTTCGGAAGCTCTGACAGATGGTTTTAAGGAAAAGTTCTCTAATTTTTTCGTCAAGAAGTATGAAGGAAAAGACGTTGAGGAAATCGATTTCACTGCTGACCTGCATTTCAATCTGGACACTGCCTTCAGTGCATCAGTTGATTTAAAGAACACTCTGACATCACAATTCGCAACAAAGGAGAATGACTACAAGAACCAGATTACAGAACTCAACAAGAAGATTGCCACTCCACCGCAGCCGCAGCCGCAGCCACAGTTCGAACTCCCCGAGGATGTTAA